ACTTCTTCATCGCTTAACGCACCCCACTCAGCCGACGTATAAGTAGTCTTCTCGCTCTCCCCACCTTCGGGCGGTTTGCTATTTCCAAACCGCGTCGCAATCTCTGCTTCAACGTGCCGCTTGACTTCAGTCTCAACGCTTGTCTTGTAGGAATCGATGAACGAATCCATACCATCCTCTGACGTCGTGTCAAGTTTGAGTAACTCATTTACCGATATCAGATCGGCTTTAGCCAATTTATCAGTACGCATCTGCTCTGTTTTTTGCTCCGCATTTTCACGCTCCAGTTTGTCAATCCGTTCCTGTGATCTCTGCTCGGCAGTTTTTTTCCCTTCCTCTTCCTGTTGTAGCTTTTCGTTGATTGCAGTGTTCTCGTCTCGCAACCGCTTATTGTCTTTATCTACACCAGATTGAGCCTTCTTGATCAACTCGACCTCTTCCGCTAATTTGTCATATCGAACCTTGTAATCGTCGGGCTGTCCGGCCGGTTCGTTGCCAGCCCCACTGTCAGATTCGCCACCACCATTTTGGCCATCATCCTCTGCAAACCATTGCAAATTCATGTGTCCAAACTGGTTATTGTTGATTAACATTTTTGCTAACCTCCTATTTATTCTTTACCGGTCTTTTCGCCGGTTGTCTTGGCGTGTTTATATTTCCCACACCGCGCCCGGAACCGTCACGCCTTCGAACGCCCCCACATGCACCCCTGCTTCCTCTACCTGCATTCCCGCGTACCATATGACCTCCTCTATGCTATTTTTTGCCCGTACTTATTCCGCTTTATCCCTTCACGCTTCGCCCATTCGCTATACGTTTCAGGCTCATACACAGCCCGTGCGCGAGGGCTCTTAAACTCCGGCGCGTCAATGGCCACGACCTCGCCACGGCGTCTACACCGGCAATGAATATCCTCTCTCGCAATGCCGGTCTGTAATGGACCACGCACCCAACCAACGCCGGGAAACTGGAACATCATTTTACCGTCGTGCTCCTTTGCCTTCACCCCGTCCATTGCGCCATGCGTCGGGCGTGTTCTGCTATCATTCGTCGCGTCCCACACATCAACAACGTCAACGCCCTTCTCCCGCGCCTCGTCGTACAAATCCTGTTGGCCCTCGACCGCAGCACGCTGCCCCTCGGTCCGGGCAATCCGCATCGCATCGCCGAAGCTCTTGTTCATCGTGTCCTTTACCCGCCGTGCCATTGTCGGATAAGCATCGCCCCGGATAATCCCCTGCGTGATATCGCGCTGCAGCCGGTTCCGTTGGCTCTCTCTCAGCCCCTTAATCGCAATATCATAAAACGTATGCTCAGGATCGGCGAACCGTGCAACGCTGTACGCAACAGCATGTTCGTTTATCGCGCCCCATGTTACGTTCGCGCCAATCGATTCATCAATCGCCCATGCATGCCGAGAGAACGATTCCTGATACTGAACCTTCTGGAAGTTCTTCAGTATCCTGTCAACGCTTCCTAACTCGACGCGCAAAATCTCAGACAGCCGTTTATGTAACCCGGTCAAACGGTTGTACCGCGTCATTGTGCCTTTTGTCAGTACCCCTTTTTCAGCGTACCGCTCATATATCTTTGAGAGCTCAACGCGTATGGAATCCATCGCCTTTGCATAGTTGACTTTAATCTCACGTTCAACTACATCCTCAATCTTCCGCAGCTGGCTCCATACTTGCTTCTCTATTGTCGTCAATGTCGCCAAGTGTATCCCCTTCCTCTTCTACTTTTTCAAGCTCTGCCACCGGATCATCAACGAACGGGACGAAATAGTTGATCAACGTTTCCTTGCTCACAATGCCAATCAACTGATTTACGATCTCGGCATTCTCTTTCATGTTCTGCGGCTTGTTCCGTTCGAAGTGAATGTCAATGTCCCACTCGTCGCCAATGTTTTTGGTATTCGCTTTACGCAAAATCGTGTTTACCAATTCAATGCGCCGCTCAAGCCCTTCCTTGAAAAGTGCCTCTTTCGTCGCCGCAATAAACTCGAAATCATACAGCAGCTTGTCTATCGCAACGCCTGATATTTCACCGCCCGTGCTTTCCTCTAAGAAATTAGGAACATGCGATTGCTTGTGTATTTCCTTCCGCACATGCTCGGTGATAAATTGGAAATACTCAGCTGGTATGTCCTTCGTGAGAATTTCAACCGCACCTTCGCTATCTATTTCAAATGTGCGCCGTTCTTTTAGATCGCGTTTATTTTCGTCATCAAGTGTGCCAATACCCTTGAGCACCATATAAGCAGACGCAAACCGGTCAACCTCGTTCATGCAGTCGGACATGATCCCGTCGTATGCATCAACCAAGCCAATCACGGGCTCGAAGTCGCCGATTGTCTCATCGTTATTCTTGTAAACCGCAACCGGCACGTCCCCATACTCGTGCGGTTCCGTATTAACTTCTTTCGGCAGTCCTTCGCTTTCGTTCTTTCCGCGCTGATAGAATACTTTCACATCGGAATAGTAGACGTAAATGTCCTGTACATTGCCTCGCGTATAGTAATAAATAAACGCATGCAGTTGCGGCTCAATCTGGAAGTCATAAATCGGTATTCCATGCGTTACCGGAATACGTGAAAAACGCGGGATAATCTTACCGCCGTCGTTTACCGTATAGTGGATCTCATAGCCCTGCCCCTGGATGGACGATTGTGCACCAATCAGGCTCGTTTTCGTCGGCTCCTGATTCGCGTCGAATACATCGATAAGCGTATCAAGATAATTCTCATTCTCGCTGCTGTACGTGATCAGGCCCGGCTTATACATATAGCCGACCACCGTTTTGATTATCTTCCGCGCATACGGGACGGCAATGATCCAGTTCGGCGCTTCCTTGATATTCTGCTTGCGCTCAAGGATCGTCTGATTCTGCCCGTAGTAGTAATCAAGATTCCGCTGATATCGATCGTACTCGTGCCCGTCTAACGCTTCCTTAATCTGGTCCGGCGTCATGCGCCCGTCAAAGTCTATTTTTATCATATCCCTAACTCGGCTCCTAAATTGCTCAACTTCGTAGGTGGTCTAAAATCGCGTTCACATGCGTATCGTGTCGCGTCTATCGTGTGATTGTCTTTATCCGGAAACTCGCTTTTCACATCGCCCTCTCTGTTGATTTCAAGCGCATAGTTGATAAACTCCTTAGCTGCCAACGGGTTGCGAGTCGGGTCAATCACAATCTCTTCCAGGTCCTGCAAAAACTTAACGCCATACTCAACGCTCCCCTTGCCCTTTTTGGCACCCGTAATCCGCATGCCATAATCCCGGAGCTCGGCAATGCTCTTCGGCTCGGCACTATCTGCCGTTATCAACGTGTCCTTATATTTCTTCGCCTTCTCGAAAAAATGCCGATTAAACAAGTTAAGCCCGTGGATCTCGTCAATAAACAATAAACGCCGTTTCTGCTTCCACAGATTCATACGCTCAAATACTAACGGATCGACAGCGTAGCCAAAATCAAGCCCCTGCCGTATCTGGTCAAAGATTTCAATTTCGCTATCCTCTATTTTCCGAAGATTGACGTTGTTGAAAACCTCTAAACCAGTCCCAACTTCCTCACCCAAATACTCATGCCGATATGACATTTCGTTGGTCTTACGTAAATGCTCGGCATCAGCTAAAAATCTATCACCCAACCATTCGCGTGGTACGTCCCTGAAATCTGAATGATGAACGTGCCGCCCGTCTTTCGGAACCTTCACTTCCTGATTCGCCCAGGACCGCGCTGACTTCGGCGGATTGAATGAATAGAACGCTATCCTATTCTTGTTCTCTCCACGGAAAAGAGACTGGAGGATGTTCCGTATTTCCTCTACCCCCGCGAATTGATCAATTTCTTCAAACCACGCATATTTGATATAGCCGGCACCCAAGTTGATCGACTTCAACTTCATTGGATTATCGGCAGCACGAAATACAATCTTTTGCCCGGTCTTGACAAGCGTTATCTGCATAGGCGAGACATTAAAATGCACCGCATCGCCCATACCTAACTTAGCAACAGACCATTGAAATTGCCCGTAAACCGTATCCCGCAATTCATTCTGATACCTGCGACAAATAACCGCATTTGCAGCTTCGTCGCGTACCATACCCAATAGGATCTGCATACTAATAAACGTCGACTTAGTTGACCCCCGGCCCCCCTTTAGCCAAACC